TCCGGAAACCGTATATGCCGAAGGTCGGCGATCAGGTGCTGGCGGTCTACCTGCCTGTGTGGAATGCGGACGGGTTTGTGATCGGAGGGATAATGCCGTGGCGGTAATTGGATATTTATGCACCAGCGCAGAGGAGGCGGAGAAGACGGGGCTGATTTTCGAGGTATCCTCCGAGACACTGGAGACCATCAAGAATATGACCTGGTCCGGCTCGGCCCGGTATGCTACCCATCAGCGGCACATGACCCACGCTCTTACGGAGTTCGTTGGCCTGGACCCGGATAAGATCACCTTTGACATTACGTTCCTGGCGCAGCTTGGCGTAGACCCGATGAAGGAACTGGTAAAACTGTGGAAATACGAGCGGGAAGGGACGGCCCTGCAGCTCGTCCTTGGCGAACATGGCTATGGGAAGTATCGTTGGAATATCACGTCCCATAAAACAAAGGTCGAGTACACGGATGTGCATGGCAACCTGTACTGCGCCGAAGTCTCTATCAGTTTGCAGGAATACCTGAACAAGGATTTCTAGGAGGAGGCGAGCGCAGGTGAGTTATACGGTGAGGGCAACAGATCTGAAAAATATCCGCTTCAACGATCCGGAGCTGGTCTCCTCCGTGCTGCAGAATATCGCCGTCATCCTGGCTACGCCAAAGGGCAGTGTGCCGCAGTACCGGGAATTTGGGCTGTCTACAACTATGCTGGACAAGCCCATACCGATAGCAAAAATGGCGTTGAGAGCGGAAGTCAAAGAAGCAATCGAGAGATGGGAGCCGCGGGCACAGTTTGTGAGCATGACATTTGAGGAGCGGATTACTCAGCCAGGGACACTCTGGCCAACAGTGGAGGTGGAGATCATTGGAGACTAAGGAAATCAAACGGAACCCCGCCTATCAGTTCGTATCCACAGACACTAAGGGAATCATTTCTGATCTGATTGAAGGGTACGAGCTGATTATGAAAAGCACCGTCCGGCCAGCCAGCCCGGAGATGCAGCTGATCCGCTGGGTGGCCCATATCATCATCCAGGAGCGGATGCTCAATAACTGGAGTGCCAACCAGAACATCCCCAGCCGTGCGGACGGTGCGAACCTGGACGCCCTGGCAGAGCTGACCTATATTCAGTCCCGCCCTGCAGCAAAGCCCGCGGCCTGCAAAATGCGGTTTCAAATTTCGGAGCCGCAGGAGCAGGCCATTCTGATTCCCGCTGGTACCCGCGTGACCGATTCCAGCAATACGCTGGTATGGGAGACACTGGAGGACCACTATGTCCCCACCGGACAGAACTATACCGAAGCGGAGGTGCGCTGCCAGACGCCAGGTGTCGCAGGGAACGGCTACGCCATCGGGCAGATCAACACGCTGGTGGACGTGTACGAGTATTATTCCCAATGCGCCAATACCACCGTTTCTGACGGCGGTTCCGACATACCGACAGATGAGGAGTATTACGAGCTTATGAGAGCATCTATGGACGCCTACAGCTGCGCCGGGGCACGGGGCGCGTACATCTACTGGGCCAAGCAGGTCAGCACGGAAATCGCGGATGTTGCCGCCAGCTCCCCCACGCCCGGCGTTGTCAAGATATACGTCCTGATGGACGATGGCACGCTGGCCACCGAGGAGATCAAAAACAAGGTCCTGGCCGCGTGCAGCGCGGATGAGCGGCGGCCGCTGACAGACCTGGTATCGGTGGAGGACGCGGAGATCGTTCCCTACGACATCCAGTTCACCTATTACGTCAACAGAGGCAGCAGCCAGAGCGGCGCGGAGATTGCGGCTGCGGTGCAGACGGCAGTGGACAAATACATTGCCTGGCAGTGCGGGAAGCTGGGCCGGGACATCAATCCGTCCAAGCTCACCAGCCTGCTGATGCAGACCGGCGTCAAGCGGGTGGACCTGACCGCCCCGGCGTTTACCCACCTGCAGGACGGAAACCAGACGCTGCATACGGATATGAGCTATGACCCAACGGAGGCGGTCCCCCAGGTGGCGCGGGTGATGAGTGTCAAGATCCAGAACGGAGGCTATGAGGATGAATGATCCGGGCGCCAACCACGGCCTGACAGCGGAAAATATCCTGGCGACATTTCCCATAGCCCTCCAGGACGATGTTTCCGCCGCCGCTCTGGGGGAGATCACGGCCAGGCTGCTGGCCCGGCGGCCGGAAGAAATCGACCGGCTGCGGATTTACCCTGTAATCGACCAGCTGCCGGAAAGGCTCCTGGACATCCTGGCCCACGATTTCAAAGTGGACTGGTGGGACCCGGACTACACCCTGTGGGAGAAGCGCCGGACGCTGAAAGACAGCTGGCGTGTTCACAAGATGCTGGGGACGAAAGCCGCCGTGGAGACGGCTATCCGGGCCATTTATCCCAAGACGGAGGTGCAGGAATGGTTTGAGTACGGGGGAGAACCCTACCATTTCAGGCTCAACATCGACCTCACGGATACCTTTGGAGATGAAACGCGGCCCTGGCGGGTGCTGGAGCGGGTCAATTTCTACAAGAGCCTGCGCTCCCACAACGACGAAATCCATTTTACCATGACCGCCCCGGCCTTTTCCCTCCACGTAGGCGGCGGCATGGGAGCGAACCCGGTCATCGGCATTCCGGAGGGGACGGACCGGTTTTCCACCGCTTCGGATGCGCTCCACATGGGCGGCGCGTTTGGAGCAAACGCAACCGTCAGTATCCCGGAGGAAGCTGTCCGGTTTTCCGCCGCGGAGGATACACTGCACACCAGGTACACCGCCGGACTCCACTCCTCGCGTCCCGTGCCGGAGGATACCGCGCAGCCCCCGGCCACTACCGTCCTGCGTACCGGCGGAGTGTGTACCATCATCTCAAACTTGTCAGGAGGGAATTGATAGAAAATGAACTTTGCATACAAAATGACCACCCACGGCAGGGCGGTTATGGCGGCGTGCATGGACCTGGAGGAGCCGTTCAAAATCACCCGCGTGGCCTTTGGCAGCGGACGGGTGGCGGAGGACGCGGAGTTGGCGGACGTACATGAGCTGATCAGCTATGTATCCGACGGCGCGGTAACAGACCGGTACCACGAGGGCGACCGGCTCGGGCTCACCATCCAGTACGCCAATTCGGAGCATCCGGACGTAAAAATGTTCATGCTGTCCGAGTTTATCGTGTATGTGCGGAACCCGGATACCGGTGAGAATACGGACCTGCTCTATGGTACGCTGGGGGATTACTGCCAGCCGGTGCCCGCCTACAGCCCGTCCTATCCGCCCAGTGTGTTCAACTTCCCGCTGGACCTGATTATTTCCGGCGACCTGTCCGTGTCCGTCTCCGCGCCCGCCGGACTGGTGACCCACGATGAGCTGATCCAGTTGCTGAACAGCCGTGCCAGCGGCGCGGCCAAGCGTGCGCTGACCATCCCGACATCCGGCTGGACGGCGGACGCGGATACCGGCGGGACATACCCCTTGCATCTGGACATCGCCAGCGCGGAGATCACGGAGGACATGATCCCCCTGGCGGCCGTCCTGCCCCAAAGCCTGAGCGCCGCCATAGCCTGCGGCCTGTGCCCGGCCGGCCGGACGCTGCCGGGACTGCTGCGGTTCTACGCCAAGAGCGTACCGGCGTCTGACATCCCAATCAGTCTCGCGCTGCTGGATACCGTGCCGCAGGGCAGCGGCCTTGCCGGTTCGGCAGCGGCGGGGCGGCTGGATATCGAGATTCCGGTGGAGGGCTGGACAGACAGCGGCGATGCCCTGTATCCCTACAGCACGGAGATTCGCCACGGACTCATTGACGCCAGCATGATCCCGCTGGTGGCCATCCTGCCGGAGTTCCTGGAGGCAGCCGTATCCGCCGGCATGTCCCCCATTGCCGAAACTCTGCCCGGCGCTCTGCGGGTATTTGCCAAGCGGATACCGGAGGCCCCCATCCGGGCCAGCCTCGCGCTGCTGCACGCCGCGACTGGCATTACCGGAAATATCAAACCGGACACCAACTACGGCTACGTCCTGCCCGCCGCTTCGGAGTGCATTCTGGGCGGCGTGAAGGTCCAGCGCGGCTCCGGCCTGACGGTGGACGAGGACGGCAATCTGGCCGTGGACGCGGCGAGTACCAGCGACGCGGCAAATCTTTTTGGTTCTGACGCCGGAAACGGCGCGGAATAAATCATTCTTAAGAAACGAGGTACATCACAATGGACGAGAAGAAAGTCATAACCCTGGAGACGCTGAAAACGGCGGTGGACAAGATCAAAGCGGACTACCCCACCAAGACCGCCGTCACAACGCAGATTGAGAATGCGACAGCCGGAAGCAGCACCTACGCCACCAGCGAGGAGGTCCTGGCTCTGTTCAACGACGACGCCACGCCCGAGCAGAATGCGTAAACAAACTGACAAAAATTGAGGAGGAAAATCATCATGGCTGACAACAAAATCAAGAACGTATCCCTGGAGAACCTGACCACCTTCGCCGCACAGATGAAGGCCAAGTACGCCAAGAAGACCGACATCCCCACCGCCGTGTCCGCTCTGACCAACGATGCCGGTTACCAGACCGGGGAGCAGGTCACCGCCGCCATCAACGCCAAAGTCGCCAGCACGTACAAGGCAGGCGGAAGCGCGGCGTTCGCGGACCTGCCCGCGCTGGAGGAGGCCAACATGGGCTTGGTGGTCAACGTCACCGACAGCTTCACCACCACCGATTCCTTCGTGGAGGGCGCGGGTAAGAAGCATCCTGCCGGTACCAACGTGGTGGTGGTCCAGTCCGGGGAGACGTACAAGTATGACGTCCTGGCGGGCTTCGTAGACCTGTCTGGGTACGTGGAGAAGGAGGACGGCAAGGGCCTGTCTGCCGAGGACTACTCCACGGAGGACAAGACCAAGCTGGCCGGTATCGCCGAGGGCGCGACAAAGGTGGAAGCCGGTACGGCCAACGGCAGCATCAAGATCGGCGGCGTTGAGACGGCGGTCTACACCCTGCCCGACACCGTCCTGCACAAGGAGGACTTTGAGGAGATCACCGAGGCGGAAATCCTGGCGCTGTTCGCGGAGGAGTAAGAGAAGGGAGGGCAAGGCCCCATGGGACAATGGAAAGCATTCGGTAAGCAAGCCTGGGCCGCCCTGAAATCTTCCCTGAAATCGCTGAAGGAGGCGGTGGACGGCAACACGTCCGCCGTCTCCGATTTGGGGACGGATTTGACGAATCTATCCACGCTGTCGGCGGCAGAAATTGCGGCGTTGAAAAGCGGCAAGGCAGCGGCCAACCATACTCATACCGCGGCTCAGGTGGGCGCGGCGGCAGCCAACCACACCCACGCGATTTATTCTGTCGGAACCACCGCGCCCGGCGATACCAAACTGCTGTGGATCGACACGGGGGCTGGTGTGACGAAATACTACAACGGCTCCGCCTGGGTGGCCCTGCCGGTGGCGTGGGGGTAAGGCCAATGAAAAAACAGCAAGAAAGGAGCGGCAAATCATGGCATACGGAATTGTGAATGTAGGCGGCGGTGGCGGCGGTCTGTCCCAGGACGGGCTGGATGAGGTCAAAAACGCTGCCACAGCCGCGAGTACGTCGGCACAGGAAGCCAAGACCACAGCGGACACCGCGCTGGCCGCCGCCAACAGCGCGAAAAACGCCGCCGACACCGCGCTGACCACGGCCAACGCGCTGAAGGATATCTTCGAGCAGTCGGGCGGTGGCGAAACGGGTGGTAATATCACCCTGGAGTACTACTCCATCGGCCCGCAGCCGCCCGAAAATACCAAGCTGCTGTGGATCGACACCACGGCGGGCGGGACCGGCGGACTGAAATATCACAACGGCTCAGACTGGATGGCTGTGCCGGTGGCATGGGGGTAATCACGATGAAACAAATTATCGGACAAGACGTAAACGGCTGGTACACCCGTCTGAACGCGGTGCTGCTCAAGCACGGGCTGACCGCCGTTACCGTGCCGGACATCGCCGGTCCGGCCAAAGCGGCGCAGGTCACGCCGCTGACGGACAAGCTGACCGCCATGAAGACGGACACCTACTACAAGCTGGCCACATATTCCGACTGGGGCAGCGTGGTCAAGGGCGCTCTGATGAAGGAGCTGACGCCCACCGGCATAGAGGCGACCATTAGCAGCGTGGAGGCGACCATCGTCTGCCGGAACACGGCAGCCAATGCCCACGGGACGTGCGCATACGGGACCAACTCCAATGGCTCCAATAGTAATGGGACCCGTAGTTATGGCACCAACAGCAACGGTTCCAATTCCTACGGCACGTGTTCCTACGGGTCCAACAGCAACGGCAACAACTCCAACGGGACGTGTACCAATGGATCCAAGTCTAACGGAACCGATTCCAACGGGACGTGCAGTAATGGCTCCAAGTCCTACGGTTCCCATTCCAACGGTACATGCACTAATGGCACCAAGTCTTACGGTTCCAATTCCGATGGTACGTGCAGTAATGGAAGCAAGTCTAATGGTTCCAATTCTGACGGAACGTGCAGTAAGGGCACCAAGTCCAACGAGACCAATACCAACGGGACACGCGCTTTTGGTACCCACACAGCAAGCGGACACTTTGATGATGCTAACAGTCGGGACGTCAATTATGTATCTGCCAATAACTACGGCTCCAACTCCGACGGCACCAAGTCCAACGGCAGCAACTCCGATGGAAAAAACAGCCAGGGTACCAAGTCTTATGGCAGCAACAGCGACGGCAAGAATAGCCAGGGCACCAAGTCCAACGGCAGCAACTCCGATGGAAAAAACAGTCAGGGAACAAAGTCCAACGGCAGTAACAGCCAAGGAACGAATAGCCAGGGTACCAAGACAAACGGTACCGACAGCCAGGGAACGAACAGCCAGGGAACCAAAACCAACGGCACTGACAGCCAGGGGTCCAATTCTAACGGCAGCAGGTCCTACGGCTCCGACAGCTACGGCAGTTACGGCAACGGTACCGACTCCAACGGTACCAAGAGCAACGGCAATAACACCGACGGCACGGAAATCGACACGGGCAATTCCAACAGCACGAAGACGAATTAGGAGGGCGGCATGGAACGTACAACTGCGGTTTTATACTCCACGGCAGTGTGCAATCTCAACTGCACCTACTGCTACATCAACAAGAACAAGGGTCTGAAAGCCATTGACGCCGTGCTGGCGGAGAGCTTCGCGGACCCGAACTACTACTTCAACTTCATTCGGGACTACTTCCCCCACCGGGGCGATCTCCGGGAGCTGGAGGTGTGGGGCGCGGAGACCTTCCTGCACATGGAGCGGGTATTCCCAACCCTCCATAAGCTCGTCGGGTTCTATCCCTTTTTCCGCCGCTTCTTCGCCTCCACCAACTTCTCCTATCCGGACTGGACGGATAAGGTGATCGACCTGCTCAACCAGTTTGACCGTTACGCCCCCCGCCGGTTTGATGTACACCTCCAGCTGTCCCTGGACGGCCCGGAGCAGATCACCGATCAGACCAGAGGCAGGGGCGTGACGCGGCTGTGCCTGGAAAATTATGACCGGCTGCTGGCACGGGCGGACGAAATCCCGGACAACGTCTCTCTGTTCCTGGCCTTCAAGCCCACGCTGTCCATCGACACCATGTACCAGCTGGACACCAAGGAAAAGATCGTCGACTACTACCGGTTCTTCGAGGACCTGATCCAGAAGGTGGTTGACCTGAACCGGCCAAATCTGAACGTGAATTATCCCGTGCCCAACATGGGCGTGCCCGTCCCCGCCGGAAAAGCCGACGGGATTTATTTTGCCCAATTGGTGCGGAACTGCCGGGAGATCGAGCAGGAAAACCCCTTCCGGTTCTACCGGGAGATCACCCCGTTTGCCACCAATGTGCGGCCAAAGGACGAGGACACCTACAACTACCCCTGCTTCAACTGCGGGACTGGGAGTAAAAATGTGGGGTTCCTGCCCAACCGGCTCATCTCCTCCTGTCACAACGGCTTCGTGGACGTGCTGGAGGACTACGAGAAGTACTTCCAGGCAAACCCGGATTCCAGCATTGACGCCAAGCTGTTCCAGCCCACTCACAACAAATTCACCCACACGGAGGAGGAATACGCCGCTTATGAGAAGCAGATCAGCCACTACAACGCACCGGGTTCCCTGTGCCGCATGGGCTGTCTGGCGGGGTTCATCCGCGCCCTGGCTCTGGCCGGGGAGATCGAGGAGAAGTACGCCACGGAGGAGGGCGCGTTCTGGGGCGCGGAGCTGTACCAGTCCTGCACCTGCAACTGCCTGCGGGATAACTACATGGTCACCGGCTCCACCAGTTTGCAGCCGGAGGGCATGATAAAACTGCTGCTCAACGGCGCGGTTGATCTCATCATACCGGACTGCCGGAAGGGCGGAGAGGAGGAGTACGATGTCTGTTCTTGAGACCATTCTGGAAAAACGGTTCTTCACCCCCTGGCGTGAGGGGGAGACCGGTGAACCGGCCAGCCTGTGGCCGGACGCGAACCTGGAATTATACGTCACCGCCGCCTGCAACCAGAACTGTGAGTACTGCTATCTGGTGCGGCATGAGGAGCTGTACCCCCGGGACGCCATGAAGCCGGAGACCATCAAAAACAACCTGCGCCTGTTTCTGGACTGGTGCCTGGAGCAGGGCTTTTCCTTCAACCAGGTGGACTTCTTCAGCGGTGAAATCTGGCACGGACCCTTTGGCTGGGACGTGCTGGACATCCTGCTGGACTACATCCGGCGGGGCCTGCGGGTCAAGACCGTCATGATCCCCACCAACGCCAGCTTCGTCCTGTCCGACCGGGCGGTGACGGAGATCGCCAACCGTATTGAGGACTACGAAAACGCCGGGTGCCGTTTACAATTTTCCGGTTCCATTGACGGCGCTCTTTCCGATGGGATCACCCGCCGGGGCAATGACGAAAAGCTGACGGAGGAAAAAGGCGGGGAGGATTTCTACGACCGGTTCTTCTCCTTCTGGCGGCGGTTCGGCTTTTTGTTCCACCCGATGGTGTCGGCGGAGAACGTGAAGTACTGGAAGGAAAATTTCCAGTGGTGGGATGAGAAATGCCGGGAATACGGCTACGATGCGTTCCGGGACGTGATGATGCGGGAGGTCCGAAACGACGGTTGGACGGCGGAGAACATCCGGGATTACACGGCTTTCCTGGATTACCTGATTGACAAAATGCTGGTCGAACGCTGCGGCGGGGATGTGG